GTGGGTCAATCTTCTGGTACTAGTGTAACACCTTCTGGTTCACCCGTTGTACAAGATCTACAAGACGGTGCGATGAATAGTGATTTTGATACAATAGGAGATGGTTTCTTGGACTTCTCTGAATCTAATCCTTTCGGAGATCCTGAATAATGTTCGGTAATCATTTTTATCATCAACGCATACGATCTGCGGTTGCAGTGTTCGGATCTCTTTTTAATAACGTAAACGTTTTGAGAAAGAACTCTAGCGGTGCAACCATATCACAGGTTAAAGTCCCCCTGTCCTATGCCCCATCACGAGACTTTATTGCACGTATTGACGCAATGAATAAGTCAGGTGAACAGGGAGAACGTAAGATTGCAGTCAAGTTACCTCGCATGTCTTTTGAGATTGTTGCAATGAACTATGACTCACAAAGACAGTTGCCAAAAGTAAATAACTGTGTTATACCATCTCAAACATTTGGTAAGTCTACACAGGTGTTCACCCCCGTACCATATAACATTAACTTTCAGTTAAACATATATGCGAAGGGTCAGGATGATGCACTACAGATCGTTGAACAGATACTGCCTTACTTCACGCCTTCTTACACAATAACAATGAGACCACTCGAAGACTTTGATGGTGTCAAAGAAGATGTGCCTGTAACTCTACAAGGTATTACCTTTTCAGACGACTTCGAGGCAGCACTAGAGGCACGACGTACTGTAATCTATACGCTTGACTTCGAAATGAAAGTATCAATGTATAAGTCAATCAACCCAGCTGCACCTATTATTACACAATACGATATAGACAATCTCCAGTTGAACGGAGATGAGTTGTATGGTATTCAAGACAGTGCGGCGACAGCAACACCACTTGCTACATCAACGTTAGAAGACACACCGGTTACCATTAGTAATTTCCAAATGGTCAACGTACCTTTAGACACACATGGTTTCTCTTTGGGTACTAACACCGCAGATAATGGTACTGCGACAGTAACATACGGTAAATTGATCACTAGTGCGTCTGGTGTGGTTGTTGCGACAGGTGAGTATAAGTATACTCCAGACAGTAACTGGAACGGTACTGATACGTTTGATATCGACCTTCTCTTTGGTGACAGTTCGTCTCCAATGAAGTTGACTAAGACGGTTACCGTTGCGGTTGGTGCAGTACAAGACGTTGTTGCGACAACCCTTGGGCCATTTGCAGCGACTGCTGGGGTTGCAGAACTAATCGATGTCTCTACAAATGACAGTTTCACAAGTCCAGTATATGGTATTGTGAGTTCACCGTCGAAAGGTACTGCAACAATTAATTCGAGTACAGGTGTTGCGACATACACCGGTACAGTTGGTCAATCAGGATCAGATCAGTTTGTGTATAGAGTCACACCAACTGGCGGAATCTCTGAGAATGTGACCGTAACACTTACCGTTAGTTAGTATAAATAACAATACAGATTCTTGAGGAAGAATAGATGGCAGGTATAAAAATAAGCGAACTGGAAGTATTGACAGGTGCAAATGCAGCTGACTCTGACGTTCTAGTAATCGTAGATGTAAGTGCAAATAAAACGAAGCAAATATCCTTCGAGGATCTTATCGCGTCTAACATTGACAGTGCTAATAAAGCTTCGACTGCTTTGATCGCGGGTGCCGCTAAAACAGTGATTAGTACGCCAGGAAACTCTGGTGATAACTTTGTGATGTTCAAAGCAAACCCATCCGGCGCAGATTCGGTTTTGACCGATCCAGGCATCACTTACGATCCATCTACCGAAAGATTAACTACGAACATTACCGGTAATGCAGACTCTGCCACGTTTGCACATACTGCTGCGGTCGCAGACTCGGCTAACTTTGACCTCACATCTTTGAATGATGTTGTTGATACCTTTGCTGGTCTGGTATCTGGTCAGATCCTCAAGTACAATGGTACCTCATGGGCTAACGCAAACGATGAACAGGGTGCGGCAGGTTCGGGTGTAATTGCATCTCAGATCAATACTGTTTCTACAACAACGGACGCATCTTTCCTCATTCCTTTTGTTCAGGCGGCAGGTACAGACTCGGTTGGTGTTGATGCGGGTATAACATATAACCCCTCCAATGACACCCTCACGGTGGCAGAAATTATTGGTAATGCATCTACTGCGGATCTTGCACTCGTTGCGACTTCCGCGTCTAATGCACGTGGTGTAATTGCAGATAGTGTTGGTGCTGTCGGTACCTTCTATCCACTTCTACGGGGCGACCACGCTTCTGGTGGAGATAGTGTCGACTTTACTACCAATATGTCTTACGAAGCATCGACAAGTACTCTCTCTGCGACATACTTTAACGGAGATGGTTCTAATATCACTAACGTTGCTGCACTCAGTGCAACCGCAGCTACTAACGTACAGATCAGTCAGGCAACCACAGACGCAATATACTATCCACACTTTGGTAGTAATTTGTCTGGTAACGACGGTGTTGAAGTACAACAAAAATATAGATACAATCCAGGCATACATCATCTCTCATACCTCGATAGTTCAGCAAAGTTCTCGTTGGGTATAGACAGTGACTTTAGTATTGACGCAGGTGGTGTTCAATACTCATTCAAAGTATCAAATGATGGCGCATCAAACTATGTATTCGAAGATCGTCAAAATGTGTTCTTCCCTACTGCGGAGAACGATCCGGTTCTTTATTTGCGTAGAGGGGACACATACCGTTTTGACATGACAGCCTCGGGACATCCGTTTGAGATCAGAGTTTCTAATGGTGGTGCAGCATACTCTACTGGGGTTACAAACAACGCAGCAGAAGTAGGATCTGTGTTCTTCGCGGTTCCTATGGGTGCTCCAGCAACTTTATACTACCAGTGTACTTCCCACTCAGGGATGGGTAACACGATAAACATCGTATAGGAAAATAGTTAAATGGCAGATATTAAAATCTCACAATTAAACACACTGACCAATGTGGATCTCAGGGACAGTGATGTTTTAGTTATAAATGACGTTAGTGTCGCGACTACCAAACAGATAACGTTTGGAAATCTGCTACAAGACTACACTAAGAATGTCGTAGACTCAGGGACAGGCGCAAAGGTCGCGGGTGATTTCAATATTACCAACGAACTTACTATCGGGGGTGACACCTTCACCACTGGTAAGATGACGTTTGGTTCTTTACAGGACTACACAGAAGGAGTCTTTGTTAGTAAGTTTGTCGACGCTGCGGACGGCATTGAAAATAATCTAACTGACTCCTCCATACCCACTTCCAAAGCGGTATTCGATTACGTCACAACTGCAACAACAGCAAACATTGCGGGTAAACTCTCAGTAGATTCTGCGGGTGAACAAGTACTATTATACCCCACAATGGTTTCAAATACAACCAGTGTGGGCGATTCGGTAAAGACTGATCCAGATCTTTCTTACAATGCATTGACCCGTACATTGACCGCAGGTAATATTATACCTCTGGCAGACTCTGAATATGATCTAGGTTCTGTATCAAGAAAGTGGAAGGATCTATATCTTAGTGGTAGTACCATTTACCTTGGAAACAAGAGAATTGAAGTTCAGGGTGATAATGTAAACTTTGCAGACGCAACCAACCTTCTTGTTGACGGAAACCTAGTCCAAGGTAGCGGTGGTGCAGACAGTGGCGCAGATGGCGTCAGTCCTACGTTTGTAAAAATAGAACCCATCGATGGGTTGATTATTCAGTACGATAGTACAGGTACAACAGAAAATACCACGTTAAACTTCCGTGCAGTTTCACAAAACTTTAATGCAGATTCGAATAGAACATATCAGTTCTTCGTAGACAATGTGTTGAAACAGTCGGTCACCAACACTCTCGATAGTGCTACATTCCAATTGGGTGATGGTAGTGAACCAGCGGCATCCGCATCTAAGATTCTTAAAGTATCTGTGTTAAATGGTTCAGGGGATTCCTCTGCAAACGATTTCGTTTCGGTCATTGGTGTCAGAGATGGTGCGACAGGTGCGACAGGTGCTGGCGGATCGCCAGGATCGCCAGGAGGCACTGGCGACAGCGGTGACGTAGGTATTCCCGCAGTTACTGGTTTCCTTACCAACTCCGTACATACCGAACCCGCAGACAGTGCAGGTGTGTTGACAGGTAATCTTAATAATGCAGGTGGTGTATTCAACGTACTTGTAGGTGGAACAGATGTTACTGGTAACGGTAGTGTAACCTATACTGTTCAATCAGAGACTGGTATTGATGTAACTCTTGGTTCTAACGGTACATACACGGTCGACTCTTTTGATTCTGACGGTCAAACTGCTGGTAGTGCATCTCTTCGTGCAGTTGTTGCTGCATCATTGATTCCCGGCAGTTCCACTGCTGTTACTATTAACCAGAATTATAGTATTGCGAAATTGATCGGTGGTTCTGGTAGGGATGGTAATGAGGGTGCAGCGGGTAACGATGCCCGTGCAGTTAAGATCTTACCACTCAACGGCCAAGTAATCCGGTATGATAGTGCCGGTGCAGAAACAGACACTCTCACTTTCAGCGCAGAACCTGAGAATGGAGCAAACACGTTATCTTACAAATGGTCTGTTAAAAACGCAAGTGCAGGCGACGGTACTTATGTAGTAAAACAAAATGGTGGCCCTAACTTCACTCTCGCAGACGCAGATGAACCCGACGTATCCGGTGTTAAAGTAATTAAATGTGAGATGTACGAAAACACCAATGGGTCTGACAGTGCAGAGAAAGCACAAGATATTGTCTCTGTGTATGGTCTAGTAAATGGTTTCGAAACAAACGGTTACCTAACCAACGAATCACACATTGAACCCGCTGACTCAGCCGGTGCACCAACTACTGCACTCAACGATGGCGGTGGTACATTTAAGGTCTACTTAGGATCTAATGAGATTACGACTCAATGTGCATTTGCTAATACTGCAAACTCGGGTATTAACGTTGGTATCAACGCAACAAGTGGTGTCTATACTCTAAACAGTTTTGCAAGTAACGCAACGGTACTAGGTACTGCGACATTTACTGCGACAATCCCACACGCATTGATTCCTGGCATTGGAATAGACAAGGTGATCGAGAGACAATACTCGGTCGCAAAATCTGTTAGGGGTAGTACTGGCCCTCAAGGAACAAGTGCTGGTGATGCAGGTCTCAACGCAAGATCAGTTAAACTGGTTCCAGAAAATGGACAAGTCATTCGGTATGCACCAGATGGTACTACTGAAGCTGACACTTTACTCTTTACCGCAGAGAATAACGATGAGTTCACTGGTACCGAGAACTGGAGTTTCTTACTCAAGAAGGGTGCAGGTGAATCGTTCGTACAGAAACGTGTGCAGAACGCAACCAACACTTTCACTCTAGCTGATGGTGATGAACCCGGCGTAGATTCTGCGTACGTTGTTCAAGTTAACTCATACGAAGATAATGTTATTAAAGCAAAAGACTTCGTCACGGTATATGGTCTACAAGAAGGTGCTGCGATTAGTACTTTCCTGAGTAACGAAGCACACGTAGAAGCATATGATTCTGCGGGAATCATCATTGGAGATCTCACCGATGCAGGTGGTACATTTAAGGTCTTCCGTGGTAACACAGAAATTACTACTAACTGTTCGTTTACGGTAGATACAGAGACTGGTGTTGATGTTAGTATTGGTGCATCTACTGGTATATACACTGTTAGTTCTGCCAGTGCCGAGAAAGCACATGCAGACTTCCAAGTAACTATACCACAAACACAAATACCTATGGCAACGGGTGATATGATTATCGATAAGAGATATTCATTCACCAAGTCGATACGTGGTGGTGATGGTGATGACGGGTCTCCAGGCACACCTGCTGCGAGAGTAATACAGACGGACTTGACTAATGAGAATCATTCGATTCCTACAGACAATGACGGTTCTAATGGTAACTTCACCGGTGCAACTTCAACGTTACGGATCTACGAAGATGGTGTCGATGAAACTGATAACTGGACAATCGGTACCAATGCAACTAACTGTACTATTACCGGTGGTGATACTAAAACTGTCGTTGTAACCGCAATAAGTCAGGACACTGCATCTGTACAGTTCTCTGCAACAAGAACCTCGCGACCCGCACAGAGTGCAGTCTTTAGTCTCAGTAGAATGAAGGCAGGATCGGATGGTACGCCTGCAACTGTATACAGACTTTTAACTTCTGCTAGTATTATTAAAGCAAATCAGAATAATACTACCCATACACCAGCAACATTGACGATGTCACAACAACGTGTTGTTGGAAACGGTACACCTACTGTTGGTGACTATGGTAAGCTTACTTACTTTGTAACCAATGCGGGCACTGAAGGTGCGGGTGTGGATATCACAAGTCAAAGTGGAACATACACATTTGCGGACAGTGATGAGTCAATTCGTATCAATCAGATCGTCGGAAGTACTGTCGTAGACACCGAGACCATTCCTATTGTTATTGACGGGACTCAAGGATCTATTGGTACCGATGGTGACCGTGGTGCAGGTAGATGGCATATCGATGTTGATGCTGTCAACTACGCATCCGCAACTGCGACTGGTGCACTTCCTGCCTCTGCTGCGGATGCAGCGGAAGCATGGGACGAAGGTGTTTATGTTGGTGATGCGCCTGGCGCTGAAGTTTCAGGAGATCAAGCATGGTTCTACAAGGGTACTATAAGTACACCAACTTCACAGAAGGTGTACATCTATAACGGTACCACGTGGATAGAACAGACTGAAGCAATCGACGGAAACCTTATCGTTGCAGGTACTGTTACTGCGGATCAGTTTGCGACAGGATTCTCTAATACAAATACTAACTCTAACGTTGGTCAGACTATTATTGCAGGTGACAAGATTACTATTAAGAGTTACACTGGTGGTGTTTATGTTACACGAGTCCTGATCGGAGATCTATCGTAAGATGGCCGTTGTTTGGAACACCACTTTTGATTCGGGTAGATACTTTATCTATTCAGGTACCATCACGGTTGTGGGGTACTCTTCGTCAGATTATCTGACTGGGGGTCAACCTATGGGTTCTCTCGCGGACACTGGTGCAGATATGTACAGTGGTGCCACTTTGGAAGAGTTTTACTTTTACGGAGACAATTCTCACGTCGGAAACGGTTACATATTCATGCAGTTTAACGGAAATGTTACTGGCGGGTGGACTCATGTTAAGATTGGGCCTACTATTTTTGAGTATGGCGATTTCACTAGAACTTTAACTGGTGGTAAGACTCAGTTCAAATATATATACAACCACAAGACAAGTGATGCGCCACATGGATTTCCAGACTTTACCAGTAGCGGATTTATTGGTCGTACACGATTGACTTTTCATGATTCTGCACCTACAGTTGCTGTTAAATATGGAGTTGAGGTTAGAAACGCAAGTAATAATAGAACATGGACAAATGATGAGGAACATGTCCTAGTTTGTGCGGCAGGTGTTGCGACTATTACGGAATCCAATCCTGATGGTTATGTCACGGTCTATGCGGACAATGTTGATAAGGTTGGAATATGGTTGTTAGACACCAATAATGATAACGCACCATATTCCATATCTGTTAGCAACATCACGAGCACTAGTTTCCGAATAAATAATGGTTCTTTAGACACACAATCAATCGGTTATACTGCATTTAGGACATCATAATGGCATATGGTATTGAAGTTACAAGACCATCGACAGGAAACTACGTTCTTAACACCGAAGAAAGTATTACTGGTGTAACGACGTGGGAAACTGGTTCTGCTAGTTCAGTGACCTTTTACTCGGACGACATTTTGTTGTTTAAACCTACGGTAGCGAGTATGACCAGTGGTTCGTCAAAATGGATCACTTCGGAAATGACAAGTAGCGGTTCACAAACTCAATGTGATTTTTTGTTGTGTACTGAAGGAACAGGGGATGGTGCTAGCTCAACCACTTGTGACTATATAGTACTTAGAGCAGCGACTAATGCTACCTCTTATGGTAATTATGGTATTAAACAATTTGGTGAAGATGGTACGACTGTAACGTTTGACAGTACTATTCATGCAAAGACAGGAAACTTTCATATAGATGATGTTGGTAGTTCACCATACAGTCACCAGACATTGTTGCATAGCTATGATGATGAACGTTATGTGAATGCAGGTCTTTGTTATTATGATACAATGACTAACCTAATTATACGACGTGGTGTTAGATTCAGTAACGGACATTCGACATATGGCACCGCCACTCGAATCTGGAACCAACAATTTTCACCATTCAGCAACACAAACCCATCCTCGTTTGGTATCTACTTTTCGGGGAAAGAAAGGATATATGGAGACTACTAATGAGTGATGATTATGCTCAAAATGTCGCGTTGGTCAACAGTCAAGGGACTGTAGTTCAAATCGCTGCAAATAACGGATTCTATGGCGCAGATGGCACCGATCAAGGTGGATTGACAGTCAGACGGGTTCAGAACGCGTTGGGTATGAGTTTTGCAGAATGGATGGACACCAAGTGGCACAACGGAACCGATTGGCAAGATTTGCCTGCTAAACCTAATAAACATGCATCTTGGACTGGTACAGAATGGACTTGGAGTAGTGATGCATTGTTAGCAGATATACGCCAACAAAGAACTAACAAGTTGTGGGCATGTGACTACGCTATTCTTCCAGACTCCCCTTTATCTGATTCAGACAAGGCACTGGTAACTACTTACAGGACTTCATTGAGGGACTTGCCATCATCACTAGATATGTCTACAATAGACAACATTGATGATGTTACATGGCCAACCCCTCCAGCGTGTCTCTAAGTCATGCATAGTAACTTTCAAGACAAAAGACGGAGACACCTTCGTCTTCAACCTAATCAGGTAGAGACTGTTCTACCGGATCACTTCAGCTCGTCTTATCCTAAGTTCATTAAGTTGTTGGAGTACTATTACGAGTTCCTATCAGAAGAGAAGTCGACAGAACTTCTTAGTCATTTGTTTGCGACTCGTGACATCACAGAAACAGACATTACACTGTTATCATACATTGAGGATGAGTTACTTCTAGGTGACTCGTACTTCGAGAGTTTTGCGACAGGCGATGCACAGAAACGTGCCGCTGCAAACTTCTCTAATACTCTATTCAGATCTAAGGGTACTAAGTTTGCGATTCAATGGTTTTTCCGATCCTTCTTTGGGATTGATGTAGAAATCGTTGAGACGCAAGAACAGATATTTAAGTTGAACGAAGTAAAATCCGCAATTGGTGCTGATTCACTACGTTTCTTGACAGATGATAAACTCTACCAAACCTTTGCATATTTGGTAAGATCCTCGGTACCTATCGACAAGTGGAAAGATCTATTCAAGCTGTTTGTTCATCCCGCAGGTATGTACCTAGGTGGTGAGTTATTAGTAACGGATCGTGTATTTGCATCAATGATCTCACCACAACTGGTGGGTGAAGGACTTCCTACTGATGCATTCACTTTGGAAATGCTAAAAGTTGTCAGTTCTCTTACCACAACCCCACCCGAGTTTGCAATTTGGGCACAGTCTACTGCCACCGACGGTTTCAGGATCGCAGATGCGAATCTCGATGGTGATTCTTCAACCAGTACTGGTGACGTAAATATATTTACTGCTGTTGGTGCGGGGACTGCCACAGCGTCACAAAATAAAAGATGGTTAGATGTTGTTCTTCCATCTATGAAAGAACAATCTTGGTATACAGAATATCCCACACTATACACCACAGAAGAAGGTGTAGTGACACGTCGAGGTAACGAAGTTTATGCGGCTTATGTTGAACCCGATTCTTCGGAACCTGAAGGCACTAACTTCAGAGTTCGCCTAGTAGGTTCCAACGTACCGAGAGGTCGTGGTATCTATGAGTACTATGTTGATAAGGGTAACACCAGTATTGCAGATTTCGCAAACGGTACTTTGTTGCCTGATTCGAACAATAGACAAAGTATTGTCATGAAAGACGACTCTGCCTCAATCTACATTCAGACGTTTCATGATTCTGATGAAGGAGAATCTGCGGAAACGTTCAATGTATTCTTTTTTGATGACGACAATCGATCGATTGTAACCCAACCCGTAACGATAAATGATGTGGATGCGTCATACACACTTACTCCATCTGTTTCGACAATAGACGAAGGTGATAGCGTATCATTCTCTATAATAGGTACAGATGTGCCAAACAGTGGTTCTACTACACTGAAGTATCAGGTCATTCCTACTGCGAGTGATTCTGCGGATAGTGCAGACTTTGTCATAGGTACATTCACACCTAACTTCCAACCCGTAGATATACGACAGGACAGTGGATCTTTCAGTGTTCAAACAAAGGTTGATGGAGATCTCGGAGATACCACAGAAACTTTCGTTGTCAAGCTTTATACTGGGAGTAACATTCTCAAAGCAACTTCATCTTTGATTACAATCAACAACGTTATTCCAACATTCAGCGTATCCCCCGATCCTACTGTTACAGTAATAGAAGGTGGTGATATCGAAATTGAGTTAACAGTAGATCCTACCACAGTAGGCACAACAGTGAACTACACTATTGGTGGAACAGATTCTCGTATCATCACTAAGACCGGATCGTTCGTTATCA